GATTCCTGTCTCGGAACTTCGTCCCGCAGAATACAATCCGAGAGTTGAATTGCAGCCGGGTGACAAAGAATACGAGGACATCAAGCGCAGCATTCAGCGTTTTGGGTTCGCAGACCCCATTGTAGTCAACTCAGACATGACGATTATCGGCGGTCATCAGCGGCTGAATGTCGCAAAAGACCTCGGATATAAGGAAGTCCCGTGCGCCGTGGTCGACCTTTCCAAGCCGGAGGAGCAGGCTCTCAACGTTGCTTTGAACAAGATGGGCGGCCGCTTCGACAACATGAAGCTGGGCCAGCTACTGAAAGGTCTATCCATCGGAGGATTTGACACAACGCTCACGGGCTACACCAACAAGGAGAAGGACGAACTCATAAATGGACTGACGCTCAACGTCTCCGCAGCAGATGACGGAGCGGAAGATATCATTGAGAGCGCAGAAAACATAGAAGAACCGTATGTCCGAACAGGTCAGCTTTGGCAGCTTGGGCGGCACCGCCTACTCTGCGGAGACAGCACAAGCGCCTCGGATATAGAGAAGCTGATGGGCGGCGAGAGCGCAGACCTCATCATCACAGACCCACCGTATAATGTCCAGTATGTCGGAAAGACAAAGGATAGCTTGACCATCCAGAACGACAGTATGTCGGATGGTGCGTTCTTCTCTTTCCTGCTCGATGCATTCACTCGGATGTTTGAGAGCGTCCGAGAGGGTGCGGCGATTTATGTGTTCCACGCCGACACAGAAGGCATGAACTTCCGCAGGGCGTTTAAGGAGGCAGGCTTCAAATTGTCCGAGTGCCTTATCTGGTCAAAGGACATTTTTGTCCTCGGCCGGCAGGACTACCACTGGAGGCATGAGCCTATCCTGTACGGATGGAAAGAGGGAGCAGCACACTACTTCGTGAACGACAGGACACAGGACACCGTTCTAAACTATGAGCGCCCGAAGCGGAGCGAGGAGCATCCAACCACAAAGCCGATTCCTCTTATCGGAAAGCTGATGCAGAATTCATCCGTGCCGGATTGGACGGTGCTTGACCCGTTCGGTGGCAGCGGCTCCACTCTAATTGCCGCCCAGCAGCTTGACCGCAGATGCTTTACGATGGAACTCGACCCTCGATATGCACAGGTCATTATCGAGCGGTGGAAGCGGCTGACCAACGAGCAGGCGGTGTTGCTCGATGAGTAATGAAACACCAACCGCAGGCAGCTATTACAAAGTGGAGGTCATTGCGTCCCTATTCGGAGTGTCCGTCCGAAGGGTGCAGCAGCTTACGCAGGACGGCATCATAGAAACGGTGCAAACCAAGGAGGGGCGGCGGTACGACCTCGGGCCGTCCGTTCAAAAATATATCGCCTACCTTTCGGATAAAGCCTACGGCAGAGACCAGAACAAGCGAGAGACGGAACTCCGCGAGCAAAAGCTGAAAGCCGACATCGCTCTCAAAGAGAGCCAAGGCGAGTTGCACCAGCTTCGCACAGCGATTGCCGCAGGGAAATATATCTCAGTCGAAGAGGTACAGGTCGACTATTCGAAGTTCTTTGTCATATTTAAGAAGTTCGCTCTGTCGATACCGTCCAGAGTTGCTGGGACAATAGCAACGGTTGTTGACCCGGTCACCGCAAGGGCGGCAGAGAAAGACCTTACTCGTGAGATAAACGGCTTACTGCAGGGCTTCGTCATCGCCGGAAAGGTAGACGGCGAAGGGAGTGACGGTAATTGACGAGGCGCAAGCAAAAACAAAAGCCATATCCTGTGAAAGCATATCAGAGGGCGGCGCTTGATTTCCTCTCCCCGCCTGACGATATTACCGTCAGCCAGTGGGCAGAAGCGCATCGCGTCTTGGATGTGCGTACCTCTGCAATGCCCGGCTCGTGGCGCAACAGCATCACTCCATACCTCGAAGAAATAATGGACACCATGAACGACTTCGAGGTAGAGGAAACTATATTTGTAAAGCCGACACAGGTCGGCGGTACAGAAGCACTTCTCAATCGGCTCGGATATGCAATCGCTCAAGACCCCGGGCCGGCCATGATTGTATACCCAACAGATGCTTTGGGAGACAGCACGAGCGAGAACCGCATTATACCGTTGATAAAGAACTCGCCTGCTATACGGCAGCACTACAACGAGCGCGTTTCATCCAAGATGGAGTTGCAGTTCGACAATATGTATGTGAGCATCAGCGGCGCAAACTCCCCTGCGTCTCTTGCATCAAAGCCTATCAGATACCTGTTCCTTGATGAGGTGGATAAGTTTCCTCCTGCAAGCCGGAGAGAAGCCGACCCGATAAGCCTTGCCAGAGAACGAACAAAGACATTCATAAATCGTAAGATTTATATGTGCTCCACACCCACCCTTCGCACAGGTCATATTTGGAAAGCGAAGGAGTCTGCCGACATCGAGAAACATTACTTTATCCCGTGCCCTCACTGCTCGGCCAAGATTGAACTGAAATTTCAGAATTTAAGGTGGCCAGATGATGAGGCGGGTCTCGATGCGGCAGACCGGGCAGAGTTGGCGGTTTATGTCTGCCAAGAGTGCGGATGCACTATTTCTGATGCGGAGAAAAACCGTGCACTCTCTTTTGGAGAATGGATGGCCGTGCGTGAGCGCGGTAAGGCGGTGCGCCGGGTGGCGTATTGGATAAACACTCTCTATTCTCCATTCGTTCGTTTTTCGGAGATTGCAAAAGAGTTTCTCCAAAGCAAGGATGACCCAGACCTCCTCCACAACTTCACGAACTCATGGCTCGCCGAGCCGTGGGAGGATACGAAGCTAAAGACAAGTGCCGAGTTGGTGCTTGAGCGCCAGACGGATGAAGAGCCGTTCGTTCTACCAGAGTGGACAAAGCTTGTCACAGGCGGTGTCGATGTGCAGGAGAATTGCTTATATTGGACGATACGAGCGTGGGGAGATTTCCTCACCTCCCAGAACATTGCCCACGGGCAGGCATTCAGCTTTGCAGAAATAGAAAAGGTTATGAACCTCGAGTATCGCAAAGCGGATGGCTCGGTTTTCATGGTTGACCTCGTCCTCGTTGACAGCGGTGACCAGACAGATGAGGTGTACGAGTTCTGTGCGGTCAATGCAGAGTGGGCGCTCCCTTGTAAGGGTGTCGGCTCGCAGTTATCCCATTACCGTTTAAGCACAGTCAATAAAACTGGTTCACGCGCCTACGGCATGAACCTCGTTCTGGTTGATGGCGGCAAGTATAAGGACATGATTGCAAGCCGTATGCGGAAGCCAAACGGAAAAGGCTCGTGGATGGTTTACAAAGGCTGTGATGAAGAGTACGCATCGCAGGTCACGGCAGAGCATAAGGTCAGCGTCAAAAACGGAAAAGGTCAACAGGCTCTTGTCTGGCAGCCGAAGACCGAGGGCGCGGACAACCACTACCTCGACTGCGAGGTTTATTGCATGGCGGCGGCTGACGTGAAGGGAGTGAGAAATCTATTCCTTCAGACGGCGGTCAGCGAGCCGGAACAAAAACAAGCGCCGGACAAGACACCCACGCTGGAAGAAAACTGGATAAGGGTGAACGATAACTGGATTTAAGGAGGTAATGCCAAGTGCCGGAATTTCAAGAAATGACAAAGGAACAACAACTCGCCGAGGTCAACAAGGCGATATTTGCTGTACTTGCCGGAGGGCAGTCATACTCAATCGGGAGCAGAAGCCTGACCCGCGCCGACCTCTCGCTCCTTAAGGGAATGCGTGAGGAGTTGGAAGCGCAAATTACATCCGATGCGGCCTCTCACCTTCTCGATAACACATTTGTGGCATTCTTTGATGGGAGGTGATGCGCAGTGAATATTATTGACCGCATTGTGCTTTTATTCTCTCCGCAGAGAGCATATGAGCGCGAAGCATGGCGGCAGAGTTTAGAAGAACTCCGTTACTATGACGCTGGTTCTGGCGGGAGGCTGAACGCAGCTTGGCGCACGAACAACGCCGCAGCGGAAACAACAGACCGCTACAATAGAGATACTGTCCGGGCCAGAGCGAGAGACCTTGAGCGAAACTCGGACATCGCACAGTCCGTCATCCGCGCCTATCGCAGGAACGTGGTCGGGAAAGGCTACACACTACAGGCGATGACGCCGGACGAAGCGTTAAACGACAAGATTGAGAAGTATTGGAAGCTGTGGTGTAAGGCAGAGCATTGCGATGTTACAAGCACCCAATCATTCAATCAGATGCTTCGGATGGCAGTCACGAGGAAGCGTGTCGATGGCGGCATGATAATTCTCAAACGATATGTGAAGGACGGCGAGATTGTTCCGTTCAAGCTTCAGTGCTTGGATGTGGACGAGTTGGACGGCACTATCGCTTCTCCAAAATACAAAAACGACACCGTTGTCGGCGGCATCGAGTACGACCGTCTTCACAAGCCTGTCGGGTATTTTTTCCGTCAGTATGATGTAGACGGAAACCAAACCACCGATTCAGTGTTTGTGGCGGCGAAAGATGTCATTTTCTATTTTACAAAGGCTCGCCCATCGCAGATTCGAGAGATAAGCGATATGAGCGCAACCATCACTCGTATCCGCGATGTCAACGAGTTTGTGACAGCGGTATCGGTAAAGGAGCGAATTGCCGCCTGTCTCTCTGTCTTTATCAAGAAAAGCATCCCTTCGGGAGGCGTGGGAAGGAGCGGCACCGTCAACACGGACGGCCATGTGGACTACAACGGAAAGACACTCACGCCCGGCATGATAAAAGAAATGAACGCTGGGGACGAAATCCAAGTGGTCAACCCGTCCGGCAATAGTGCGGAAGCGACAAGCTTCCTCAAGCTTCAGTACGGTCTCATCGGCGCTGGGCAAGGACTGTCTTATGAGACGGCCAGCCGGGACATGAGCCAGACCAATTACTCATCCGCTCGGCAAAGCGCCATCGAGGATGAGGTCACATTCGCCGAGGAAGTAGAACTGCTTCGTGAGCGGGTGATGGGCGAGGTCTACGAGACCTTTATTATTTCTGGTTATCTGTCTGGAGTGTTCAACATTCCAAACTTTTGGGATAACAAATACGACTATCTTCAGCACGAATGGGTGGCGGCTCCTAAGCGGTGGATTGACCCGCAGAAGGAGAGCAACGCAAACCAACTCGCACTCAAGAGTGGTCAAAAGACCTTTAAGCAAATCGCCGCCGAGAACGGCCGTGACTGGCGCGACCAACTTGACGATATTGCAGAGGTCATCGAATACGCCCATTCTCTGGGCATTGAGATTGGAGGTGGAGAAATTGGAGAGTACAAGCAAACAAAAAAGCCAGATGGCGATGATGAAAGCGCCGATGGAGCAGACGCTTCAGAGGGCGGCGCAGAAGTCGAAGCCGAAACAGAAGACGGAGGAGACGAGTAAGGACTTCGGTGAGCGCAGTTTTGGAAAGGCATCCATTCGAGCGATGGAGGGTGAAGGCAACGAGCGAAAGTTCGAATTGTCATTCTCCTCAGAAGAGCCATATCAGCGGTGGTTCGGCCTTGAGATACTAAGCCACGCCGATGGTGCGGCAGACTTATCCAGACTGAACGAAATCGGAGTGCTGCTGTTCAACCACGACACCGACTGCGTCCTCGGTCGTGTAGACCGGGCATGGATTGATGACAAGCGCGGCAAGGCAGAAGTCACATTTGATGACGATGAAACCGCCGAGGTTATCTATCAGAAAGTGAAATCCGGCACTCTCAAAGGCGTGTCCGTCCGATATTCGGTGGATAGCTGGGAAGAGGTCATGCCGGGCAAGGCATCGGCAGACGGCTTTACCGGCCCATGCGACATTGCTCGCAAATGGACTCCGCTCGAAATCTCTGTCGTTTCAGTTCCCGCTGACGCAACGGTCGGTGTCGGACGGAGCCGCAACAGCGAAAGCGAATCGAACCCAAAGTGCCTCGGTGCGTTTGAAGCACAGGTCAAAGTAAACAAAAATTATTTATAATAGGAGGATTATACCACTATGAACATTGAACAGATGATTGCTCGTCAGAGCGCAATCACCTCTCTGGCTCGTTCCGAGAACAGAGACTTGACCGCCGAAGAGACCCGCGAGTTTAACGAACTGCAGGGCGAAATTGATGCTGCCAGAGCAAAACCCAAGGATGACGGCAGCAAGGGCAAAGAACCCAGAAATGACGAGGCCGTTCGTCAAGCCATCACGAAGGAAAGAAACAGACAGACGGAGATTACAGCGATGTGCCGCTCCTTTGGGATTGACCCTCAGTCCTATCTTGAGAAGGACACCTCTGTAGATGAGTGCCGCAAGGCTGTTCTTGAGGAACTGCAGAAGAAACACGCACCCATCAATGCCGGGGGCGTTCGCACCGAACAGTCCGGCGAGGACAAGTTCCGCTCTGCGGCCGCTGACGGTCTGCTCATGAGGATGGGTTACGATGTGGCGAAGCCTACCGATGGCGCTGAAAGCTTCAGAGGTATGAGCCTGCGCGACCTCGCAATCGAGTGCCTATCCCGTGACGGCGAGAACGCATCCTCCCTGCTTCGCATGAGCAAGGATGACTTGTTCTCCAAGCTGTGCAGAGACTTCTTCAACCCTTCTGCCGCATTCCCTGCCATCATGGATGCCGCCATCAAGAAGACCATTGTCGAAGAGTATCAGAAAGTGCCCACCACCTTCCAAGCGTGGACGCGCAAGGGCAGCGTGACCGACTTTAAAGCAACCCCCGACCACAGCTATGTCCTCGGCGGTGTCGGTGATTTTGAACTCGTGCCGGAGAACGGTGAGCTGAAGAACAGCACTCCCACCACCAGCCTCCTGCCGCAGCGCAAAATTGACACCTACGGAAAGCAGTTCTCTATGAGCAGACAGGCGTTCATCAACGATGACATCGGCTTCCTTGCCGAAGTGCCTGCCGCCTACACCCGCGCCGCAAAGCGCACCATCGACAAGGCCGTCTATAAGATTCTGGTCAGCAATTCCTCCATCTATGATGGCAAGGCGCTGTTCCACGATGACCATAAGAACCTCATCGGCACTGCAGGCGCTCCGTCTCAAACGGCCATTCAGAGCATCATTTTGCTGGCGCAGGGACAGACAGACCCGTTTGGCGAGCCTATTTACGAAGTGCCGAAGTTCCTCGTTGTTCCTATGGGATACGAGTTTACTCTCGCCACCATCTTCAACAGCGCACAGGTTCTCGGCTCTCCCAACAACGACATCAACCCCCTGTACAACTATCCCCTGCAGGTCATCCAGTCTCCTTGGATTAACTCCCTCGCCGGAGCGAGCGCCAAGCCGTGGTTCATGGTCACCGACCCCGCATCCTCTAAGAGCATTCAGGTCGACTATCTCAACGGTCAGGAAACTCCGACCTTCCGCAGAAGCGAGCCTGCTGGTCAGCTTGGCTTTGTGTGGGACATCTGGCTCGACTGGGGTATTACCGTTGTCGACTACAGAGGCATCTACAAGAACCCCGGCGTGGTTTAAGAGCCACGCCGCATGATAACAAATAAGGAGGTTATATAAAATGGCTACTTACATCCAGAAAGGCTCTACCATCGATTACCACAACTCTGGTGTATCGAAAATTGACGCAGGAACTGTGGTCAGCTTGACCAATCGTGTCGGCATTGCCGCAGGAGATATCGCCGCAGGAACGGTGGGCGCTCTCGCCGTACAGGGTGTGTTCGAGGCAAAAAAGGACAACAGCAACATCGCTCTCGGTGCGCTGCTTTACTATGACGAATCCGAAAGCAGCTTCACGACCACGAGCAACGGCAATATTCCTGCTGGCTGGGCGGCACAGGCGGCCGGCACGAGTGCAGCAACGGTCGTGGTCTGCATCAGCGGAGAGCACCCTGTTCCCGTGTCCGTAACCGTAACTCCTGCCGCCAAAGTGACGGCTGTGTCCGCAGCGGACGGTGTCGCGGCCGCTGGCGCTGCCCCCACTAAAGCAGAGTTTAATGCTGTTGTCACTCTCGCCAATGCGAACAAAGCCGAAGTAAACGCTATCATCACGGCACTCAAGGCCGCAGGACTGATGGCTAATTCGTAAAGGAGGTACTCAGCATGGCGAAGCTGAAAGCAACAAGGAGCATTCTTTACCTTAATCGCCTATATGAAGCGGGTGAGGAATTGCCTTACTATGATGCCGCCACGGTCGAAGCTTGGGTCGAGGCAAAGTCCGCATTTTGGGAGGACGAGGAAAGCGACCTTATAAAAACTGCACCGCCTGCCGACACCACACCCGGCACGGCGGTAGCAGAGACCGAAGCCGTGGAAATTAAACAGGCTTCGCGACCTACCCCGGCGGCAAAGAAGAAGGCGTCCAGCAAGTGAGCGCCTTTAAAGACCAAATAGCGTCCGACCTCGGTTCGGTGTGGTTCAGCGGCCTTGAGGAGTTTTGGGAAACCCACTCCATAAACAGCGTGGATATGCGCGTGGTCGTTGACAATGACGAGTTAATCCGAAGGAGCGCCAAGCGTGTCTACACGGCAAGCGACAGCGGTCTGTATACTGGACACAAGCTTATCATGGTGACGGCATCCGAGTACGGCGCAAAGCCTGCCATTGGTAATCAAATCTTATTTGACAATCGCCGCTATAAGGTCGTTGATGTGGATTCGCAATCCGGCTTATATGTCATTGAACTGGAGGCGTTCCGCTCATGATAGTATTCACCATTGACGATAACGGCATGGTACAGACCATCGCCAACCAACTCGGAGAGTATCATGAAAAAGCGCCGACCGTCCTTAAGCAGGCGCTCAACGCCACGGCGAAGGATGCGAGAACGATGCTCGCAGAGCAGGCAAAAGAAATCTACATCGTCCAAAAAAGCAAGTTTAACAAAGCTATGACAATCAAAAACGCCTCGGCGAGGAAGCTTGAGGCGTTGATTGTCACGGCTGGTGCGCCACTTGAACTGATAGACTTTAAAGCAAACCCCAAAAAGCCGTCCATCGGGAACGACCGCCCGGAAATCACGACAGGCAAGGTTCTCGTCAAGAGCAGCTTGAAGCGTCTTGAGATGGGAAATCTGAAAGCGTTTGTGGCTAAGTTTAGGAGCGGTCACGTGTCCATCGTTCAGCGCAGAGGCCCGGAAAGACTACCTGTGAAAAAGCTACTCTCCCCGTCTATCCCCAAAATGGTCGGCAACGAGGAGCAAGTCTATGGAGAGGTCGAGCCTAAAATCGCAGAACTCTTGGACGCAAACATCAGAAAATATATCGCAAAGACCTTGGAGGTGAAGAAGGCATGATAATTGAAGCGGGTACGCTGACCGACATTGAGGAGTGCCTTGCGGCAGAGTTTACGACCCTGTTTGCAGGGCGCACGTTCATGAACAGCATCGGTCACGATGTTTCGCTCAAGTCGTTTGTCCACTCTCTCCCCGTCAAGAGCGGAGATGACGAGAACCAGACGGATGCCGACTTGCCAGAGCCGTATATCGTCTCCGAGGTCACGAGTGGAAAGCAGGCATCAGAGAACGACCCTCATGTGGTAACGGTTGCTGTTGTAATTTGCGTATGCGATGACAACACGGCCAGACACGGTCATCAAGACGTTCTTGCAATTGTCCACAGAACACTCGAGCGATTCAGCAAAAATCCCGTTCTCGCCGGGCGATTCAATCTGCAATACCCATTAGAGTGGACGCTCTCGGACGAGGACACGTACCCATATTATTATGGCGGTCTGCTGATGCATTTTGAAGTGGCCGCCATCGAAAAGGAGGACGAACTGACATGAGTACGAAAGCAAAAAAAACAGCAGCGAGGTCGGCTAAGAAGCCGTCAATCCTCGTGTACTGCGGCCCGACCATTCCACATATATGCATTCGGTTTTCCATGTTCAGTGCCGTCCCGGACGCACTGAACCAAAAGGCAGAAGCGGTGCCGCTTATCCGCAACCTCATCCTCCCCATCTCTGAATTAAGAGATGCGCGGCAGCAGATTGAGGGAAAGCGCGGGTCGCTCTATGCCATCTATCTGGAAGTCCAGAAATCAATCTAACAAGGAGGTTTGAAATATGCCTTACAAACATGGCGTTTATGTTTCCGAGCAGGAAACAAGCCTAACAGCGCCCATTTCCGGCACTGCTGGTCTACAGGTCATCTTCGGAACGGCCCCTGTAAACCTTGTTGACAATCCCATCGGGGCGGTCAACACGCCCAAGCTGTGCCACTCCTACAAGGAGGCGTGTGCGGCTGTTGGGTACTCCAACGACTGGGAGAAATATACCCTGTGCCAGAGCATTTACACTTGCTTCAACGTGCAGAACGTGGCCCCCATCATTCTCGTGAACGTTCTCAATCCCGCCACGCACAAGACTGCGCTCACCGCAAAACCGCTCACCATCACAGACCATCAGGCCATTGTGGATGAGGAAGGTGTTCTCAAGAGCGGATTTACGCTAAAGCTTACCAGCGAAAGTCCAAGTCCCCTTGCCGAGAACATTGACTACACTCTCGCGTTCGATGCTGACGGTTACCTTGTTGTCACTCTGCTCGCAGGCGGTGCCGCTTACAGCGCGACTACCATTCAATTGACCGCAGGCTATAAACTCGACCCGACCGCAGTCGACTATGAAGACATCATCGGCACGGCGAGCGGAAACACCGAGACAGGCTTGCAGCTTATCCGTCAGATTTATCCCATGTTCAATATGACGCCGGGTCTGATTGTGGCCCCCGGCTGGTCGCATTATCCGTCCGTTGCAGCGGCGATGCAGGCAAAATGCACCGAAATCAACGGTTGTTTCTCCTGCGAGTGCTTCATTGATATCGCAACGGTGTCCGGCATCACAGAGGGCAGTGACGATGTCCCCTACGCATCCACCTACACAGATGTCAACGTGGCAAAGCAATCGCTCGGAGCGTCCAGCGCACACGCTATGGCCTGCTGGCCTATGGCGAAGGTCGGAAGTAAAAAGTTCTATATGTCCGCAATCATGGCGGCTCTCACGCAACAGCTTGATGCGAACAACAACGATGTCCCATACCTGTCCCCGTCTAACAAGGCTTGCGGAGCAACCGCGATTTGTCTTGCTGACGGCACGGAAGTCACGCTCGACCAGAACCAAGCGAACACAGTCAACAGCTACGGCGTAACAACCATGCTGAACATCAACGGCTTCAAGTCTTGGGGTAACAACTCTTGTGCGTATCCTTCCACCACAGACCCGAAAGACAGGTGGTTTGCCTGCAGGCGGTTCTTCACTTGGGCCGGCAACAGCTTTATTCTGACCTATTTCCAGAAGGTCGACAACCCCATGAATAAGCGCCTTATTGAGAACATCGTGGACAGTGCGAACATCGCCGGAAACGGTTATGTGGCACGAGGATATTGCGCGGAGTATCGCGTGGAGTATATCGCCGAAGAGAACCCGGCAACGGACATCCTCAACGGAAAGATTACATTCCACCAATATCTCGCTCCGTACACGCCTGCCGAGGACATCGAAAGCATCCTCGAGTTTGATACCGATGCGCTCACAGCGGCGCTTCAGCAGTAAGAAAGGAGGACTGAATTATGCAGGGTATCCCTTCTAAAATCAATATGTTCAATGTCTACAAAGACGGAAACACCCTCGCTGGTCTGTCCGGCGAGGTGACTTTGCCGGACTTTGAAGCCATCAGCGAGACCATCAGCGGCCCCGGCATCCTTGGCGAGATTGATGACCCGACCATCGGTCACTTCGGCTCGCAGGAGATTGAAGTTCCGTTCCGTAACTTCACGGAGGACATTTTCAACCTTATGAACCCCGGCGATGAGGTCAATCTCACGCTCCGTGGCTCTATCCAAGTCACCACTACAGGCGGTGGCGTTGACTATGTTGGTATGCGCGTGGTTCTGCGCGGCAAGTGCAAGTCCTTCACAGGCGGCACCGTCAAGCAGGGCGCAGCGATGGCCAGCGCAGTCAAGCTTGAACTGACATACATCCGCATTGACCTTGACGGCAACCCGAAGGTCGAACTGGATAAGCTGAACAGCGTGTACAAGCTGAGCGGCGTTGATATCCTTGAGAAAGCGAGGTCGTTGTGCTAATGGCAACAGAGAAAAACGAAACAGTCACCGAGGTACTGGATGCCGAGAATGATT